TATAATGTTCCAAATACAGACCCTGAATACATGAATTTTTGTGGTTACTTAATAGGATAGGGAGACTGACATGGCTTTAATTAAACTAAACAATCAGTCTCTGTCTGCTGTTACTAGCGCAGGGTTGGTCAATGCAACTGGCACAGTTTTGCAAGTAAAATTTGCTAAAACATCAGATGCTTTTAGCACTACAATAACAACAGCTAATCAATACGCAGATGTAACTGGATTGAGTTTAACAATTACGCCTTTATCTACTAATAGTAATATTTTACTTCAATATCATTTAGACCAATTTGCTAATAGCAGTATGAATGGTGGATATAACTTTAATAGTAGAATACTTAGAACTGTAAACAGTACAGATACTGCTTTAGCAGATACTGAGGGTAGTCGTGTTGCTGGATTATCTGCAGGTTGGAAAAACCATAGTAATTCTAGCTGGACATCAACAAATCTCGGCAGTGCTTATTTAGACGAGCCTTCAACTATTTCTCAAATAACTTATAAAGTACAAGTAACATCTAGTTATACAAGCGTTGGTAACGTTCTATATGTTAATAGAATATATAATAGTGATGCAGATGGTAGTAGCTTTATAAGAGGTGTTTCATATATATCAGCTATGGAGATTGCAGGGTGAACCAGAACGATTTAGCTATAGCTGCTGGTGGTTTATCTGCACCTCTGTGGCTACCTGCTTTAAACCAATGGGTAGCTTTGGTAGTGGGGGTTATGTCTATAACGTATCTTGCCTTTAAGATATACCAAATGTGGAAGGATAAGTAATGGCAAACTATAAAATACAAACAAAGCCTATGGGGTTTGGTGAAGCTTACGCCAACGTCAAGGGCGGTATTCTAAGTATGTTAGGTATTAAGAAGAAGAAAGTAAAACGTAGTGGTACTCGCTCTGGGGGTACGTCACCTAACCAACAACCTATGGAAAACATCAGACGAACTAACTAGGAGAGTATATGCTGGCTGAATTAGCAGCCTGTAATGCCGCCTTTGCTGTAATAAAACAAACTCTAGCCAACGGACGTGAACTAGCAGACTGTGGGAGAGCTATCTCAGACTTTGTTACAGCGAAGGATACTCTTCAGAAGAAAGCGCATAAAAAGAAAAACTCGTTCTGGACTAAAGTAGGTGGTAGTGCTGGTGAAGACTTAGAAGAGTTTATGGCACTTGAAAAAGTACGTAAACAAGAAGACCAGTTACGTGAAGCTATGCAACTTTACGGACGTGCTGGCCTTTGGCAAGATTGGATTAAGTTTCAAGCTGAAGCAAGAAAACGTAGACAGTTAGAACAAGAAGAGAAACTTAGGAAACGTAAGCAGTTAATAGAGATACTAACCATAGCAGCCCTCACTATACTTGGGGGAGCGTTAGTAGTTTACTTTGCTTTCGTCTACTATCTAGCAACGAGAGGATAAGATATGTTTAAAGCTATCGTATTTGCCTGTATGATACAGTCACCTGAGGAATGTTTACAGTTAGATGACACTTGGGGTCTTAAACCTACTAAAGTGCAGTGTGAGGCACGAATAAAAGAAATGATAGGCAGTGTAAAGTTTGTCATACCTGACTACGAAATAGTAGGTGCTAAGTGTGAGAAGATGGGAACAATGACATAATGCCAAGAGTTAGCGAAAACACAGAGGTAGCATTACCTTTACGCAACATTATTAGCATGGTTGTTGCAGCTAGTTTAGCAACATTTGCCTATTTTTCAATTATCGAAAGATTAAACACCATCGAAACCAACATCACTATGATGAACTCTGACCTTGAACAGAACACAGAGTTTCGCATCAAGTGGCCTCGTGGAGAGATGGGTAGCTTACCTGCTGACAGTGAGCAGTTCATGTTGATAGAACATATAGCAACTGAGTTAGAAAAGCTACAAAACGAGATAGAAGGTGGTAAAGCACCTTATGACCAGCAACAAAAGCTGACCCTTGAGTTTTACGAGAAGCGTATAACCAACTTAGAAGAAAACCTAGAAAAGTTAAGGAACGGTAGCCATGATTGAACTTACTTTTGTTTTATTACTAGTCATGGGTGGAGAGAAGGTAGAGTATACTCCTTATCAGTCTTTGTCTGAGTGTCTCTCAGTTAGGCGAAAGATAAAACGAAATGTAGGTCATACTAATAACTTTGACCAGAAGTGGTCATGTAAAGAGTTAAAAGTTAAGATGCAAGATGGTGAGATATTGGAGTTTATAAAATGATAGGTATGCTAATACAGGGTGTAATGGGTATAGCTGGCGAAGCTGTAGGCGGTTACATGGAAACCAAGAAAGCCAAAGCAAAACAAAAGCTTGTACAGATTGAAGCCGAAACAACCATTATGGAAAAGCAGATAGCTGGTGAGATTGATTGGGATGTAGCTGCTCAGAAAAATTCTAGTGGAAGCTGGAAAGACGAGTATCTTACAATTTTGTTCAGTATCCCACTATTGTTATGCTTCTTGCCCTTCACAGTAGACTATGTAGAACGTGGCTTTCAAGCTTTAGCTATGACACCTGATTGGTACAAGTATACGCTGGGCGTTATTGTATCAGCAAGCTTTGGTATTAAGGGTGCAACTAAGATGTTCGGAAAGAAGTAAGTGGATATAACATACGTAGAACTTATTATACATCTGCTCGTCCTGACAGGTGTATGGATAAATACAGCAATCAACATAGTACATAGGATAAATTCAAAATGAGCCTATATGAAAATATTAACAAGCGTAAGAAGGCTGGCACTAGCCGCCCTAAGAGTAAGTCAACAATCTCTGCCAAGTCGTATGCAAACATGAAGGCTGGGTTTCCTAAGAAAAACACAGATAAATACAAGAAGAAAGCATGACAAAGTTAATAGAACAGTTGAAGCGGCACGAGGGTGTCAAACTTAAACCTTATTTCTGTACGCAGGGCAAATGTACTATCGGTGTTGGAAGAAACTTAGACGATGTTGGTATAACAGAGAAAGAAGCAGAGATGCTTCTGGAACACGACATACAAGAGGCAGTGACACAACTGACACGCAGGTTTGCGTGGACGAAAGACCTAGACGAGGTACGTTTTGCAGCCCTTATCAACTTCACCTTCAACGTAGGGATAGGGACAGTAGCAAAGTTCGTAAACGCAATGGCTCTGCTAAAGGACGGAAAGTACGATATGGCGGCAGACGAGTTTCTACAGAGCAGGTGGGCTAAACAAGTAGGCCAACGTGCAGTAGAAGTCACTGAGCAGATACGTACAGGAGAATGGCAATGAGTAAAAAAGAACTGATAGACAATTTGCACGATGCTGTAACACAGGACTTGCTACTACGAGTACGTAGTGGCGAGGCCACAGCGTCAGAGTTGTCAGTAGCTGTCAAGTTTCTCAAGGACAATGGGGCTAGTCTTGATGCTATTATGGCAGAAAGTCCTATGGACAACCTGTTAAAAGACCTACCCTTTGAGGTAGCGGAGAGTGTACAATGAGAGGGCATAACGCAAGTCTAGCATCTAAGAATGTCACGCTACCTGCTGACCAATCTTGGGTAAAACTGCTAGATGATAACCCTAGTCGTATGTACCTATGTATTCAGAATGACCACAACAATCACTCTATTAGTATTGGCTTTAGTGACAACAGTACAGCCCCTACTACTGGTATGAACCTAGCTGGTTCTAACACAGTGGGTGACCTAGCGGCTACGTGGGAGTTCTCAGTAGCTCCTATCAACGCTGTGTGGGCAAAGGTAAACGATGCACACACACATGACATCGAAGTAATATATGATGACTAACATTCCAGAGCCGTTACACGACTTTAGAAACTTTACATACTTAGTATGGCAACACTTAGGTCTGCCAGAGCCTACACCTGTGCAGTACGATATTGCACATTACCTACAGACAAGCCCGAAGCGTAGTATTATTGAGGCGTTTCGGGGTGTAGGTAAGTCCTACATTACTGCTGCATACGTGGTACATCAGCTATTGCTAGACCCACAGTTAAAGTTTATGGTTGTCTCAGCATCTAAAGCACGTGCTGATGACTTCTCTACCTTTACGCAGCGTATTATCACAGAACTACCTATATGTCAACACCTGATTGCTAAAGATGGGCAACGATGGTCTAAGATAGCATTTGATGTTGCACCAGCTAAAGCATCTGGTAGCCCCTCTGTAAAGAGTGTGGGTGTTACTGGACAGCTTACAGGTTCTCGTGCTGACATTATTATTGCAGATGACGTAGAAGTACCTAATAACTCCATGACACACATGATGCGAGAGAAGCTTGCAGAAACTGTCAAAGAGTTTGACGCTGTTCTCAAGCCTGATGGTAAGATTATCTACTTGGGTACACCTCAAAACGAGATGAGCTTGTATAACGTACTACTATCTCGTGGTTATGACATGAGAGTATGGCCTGCTAGATACCCTACCCTAGAACGCTCTGAGAAGGCGTATGGTGGCCGTCTTGCTCCTTTACTATATGAGGCACTACAGAACGAAGGAACAGCACTGTACGGGCTTCCTACGGACGCTAAACGGTTTGATGACGAAGACCTACTAGAAAGAGAGCTAAGTTATGGTAGAAGTGGTTTTGCTTTGCAGTTTATGTTGGATACTTCACTTTCTGATGCGAACAAGTACCCACTTAAGCTATCCGACTTACTGGTAATGTCGTGTGACAAGGATACAGCACCTGAGAAGGTAGTGTATGGCATTATGAAGCCTGTGTCTGACATTCCTAACGTGGGTCTTAGTGGTGATAAGTTCTATGCACCAGAGGATACAATAGGTAGAGCTAAGTATACTGGCTCAGTACTCGCTATTGACCCTTCTGGTAGAGGTAGTGATGAAACAGCTTACGCAGTTGTAAAGATGTTAAACGGTTTTCTGTATGTTGTAGACTGTGGTGGTGTTGAGGGTGGATACTCTGACGCTACGCTACAGCACTTAACAGACCTAGCAAAGATACACAGCGTAAACATGGTACTGATTGAGAGTAACTTCGGTGACGGTATGTTTACTGAGCTACTCAAGCCTTACATGCTTAAGACATACCCATGCACTATGGAAGAGGTTAGACATAATACACAGAAGGAAAGCCGTATCATTGACACGCTAGAGCCTGTTATGAACCAGCACAGACTAGTAATAGACCCTAAGGTAGTACAGAAGGACTACGACAGTGTGCAGCACATGCCACCTGATAAGGGTGTTAAGTACATGCTTACCTATCAGATGACTAGGATTATGAAGGTACGTGGTGCATTGGCTCACGATGATAGACTTGATGTACTCGCTATGGCTGTGCAGTACTGGGTAGACCAGATGGCAGCAGATGCTGACAGTGAGATACAGATACGTAGAGATGATTTACTAGATGCAGAACTAGATAAGTTCATGTCAAACCTTAACTTTGGCACTAGTTCTAGTGAACCTTCTGGATGGATAGAAGTCTAAAGTTACATCCTAAGGGGAAAGATTAAACTATTACATAGTATAGTATGTAGAACATGTTATAGTATGTAGTACATTGTTGTACATACTATACACTACTCGTAGTAATAAGTAAAGAAAATACTACATAGTAGGGTATAGT